TGTGAAGAAGCAAGGATACAAAGACAGAAAAGATGAATCTATTGCTATGAGAGTAAAAAAGAAGAGAACTAAAAAACAACTTAGAGCTTCTGCAGATGAGTCTTACGGCAAATGGGGTTCTAAAGCTAAAAAAAGCGGAAAGATAAATAGGTAATAACTATGGCTAATACAGGAAGGATGAATCTTTTAGAAGAAGTTGGAAGAATCGACGCTGAAAGAATGAATCCAAATAGACGTGCTGAGAAAAGAAGAGTTGTTGGTGAACTTAATAGAGGTTACAAAAAAGGTGGTAGAGTAAAATCTATGGGGATAGCTAAAAGAGGCGGCGGAGTCGCAATAAGATAATGCCACAATTTTTTAACTCAACATCAGCTACACCTTGAAAAACAGCTAGAAGCGTTTACAGAGGCGGCGGAGCTGTTAAAAATAATAGAGGCATGGGTGTCGCTTTAAAAAGCGGCGGTAGAGTTAAAGCTAAAGATGGAAAATGGATTCAAAAAGCTACTAAAGGTATGAGAAAAGATAAACCTTGTACTGGTAAAAAATTTGGTAGTGCGTCTTGTCCTCCAGGATCTAAAAGATACAATTTAGCAAAAACTTTTAAAAAAATGGCTAGAAAAAGAAAAGGTTAATGAACAAATTAAAAGCCCTATATAAAAAACTTATTGACAAACTATTTGGCAAAAGATGCGAATGTAGTGAGGTTAAAAAAAAGAAGATTCACGAAGGACAAAAAACTCGTGTAGGGACTGTTTGTATTGCATGTGGAAAAGAAGTTATTGCATAAATTTAGGTAGAGGAGACAATGCCATTTAAATCCGAGAAACAAAGACGTTTTCTTTGGAAAAACAATCCTAAACTCGCAAGAGAATGGGAAGAAAAATATGGTAGTAAAACAAAAAAGAAAAAAAGGAAGAAGAGGAGAAAATAATGGAAGATCCATTAATCATAGTAACTAAGACACAAAAAAGCCTACAAGGAAGACTACAACAAATCGGAGACGCTATCTTAACAGGTGGGGTTGACAATATGGAGAAATATAAGTACTTAGTAGGACAGGCACATGCCATACAATTAACATTACAGGATATCTCTAACCTGCTAGAACCGAAGGAGCAAAAAGATGAGTCAGGAACAGTCGTCGATATCGGACGAAAAAACAAAAACGGACAAGGAAAGTCCAAAAATTAAATTAGCCTTAGAAGAAAAATATCAAGAAGAAAAAGAAAACGAAGTAGAGCCTTTAAGTCCAGATAATTTAGGTTCTAACTCAATTGAAGAATTACCAGAACCCGCTGGTTATAGAATTTTAGTTTTACCTTTTACACCTAAAAATAAAAGCAAAGGTGGAATATTATTTTCCCAAGAAACTTTAGACAAAGCAAGAATATCTACAACGTGTGGATATGTTTTGAAACTAGGAGATTTAGCGTACCAAGATAAAGAAAAATTTAATAAACCTTGGTGCAAAGAAGGAGATTGGGTAATCTTTGCCAGATATGCTGGTTCACGATTACCAATAGAAGGCGGTGAGGTGAGAATACTTAATGATGATGAAGTTTTAGGAACTGTAAAAGATCCTGAATCACTTCTTCATTTAATATAAACATAGGAAGGAACTATGCCAGAAGATAAAAAAAATGAAAACTTAATTGACGTTGGCGAAACAACAGGAGCTGAAGTTAATTTTGATGATAAAGGCGAACCGGTAAAACAAGAGGAAGTCAAAGAAGAGATCGAAGTTGAAAAAGTTGAAGCCCCAACGGATAAAACTTTTGAAAATGAAAGAGAAACTAAACTTGAAAAACAGGTTGAGCCTAAAGAAGAAGAAAAAAAGGAAGAGAAGGACGAGTTAAAAGAATATAGTGAAGGAGTTCAAAAAAGAATTGCTAAACTAACTCGTAAAATGAGAGAAGCAGAAAGACAGAGAGAAGAAGCTGTCACATATGCTCAAACCATTAAACAACAAAAAGATCAAGCTGAAAAAAGATTATCTAAATTAGATAAAAACTATGTTAGCGAATTTGAAAGCAGAGTTACGACTAGTATGGCAGCAGCTAAACTGGCTCTTAAAAATGCTATTGAATCTCAAAATGTTGAAGCACAAATTGCAGCTCAAGAACAGTTAGCAAATTTAACTGTTGAATCAGCTAGATTAAATGCTTTAAAATCAGTTGAAAGAGAAGAACCTTCTAAAGAAAAAGAAGTTAAAATTACTCCTCAACAACAGCCACAACCAGTATCAGACCCTAAAGCAGAAGATTGGGCCGCTAGAAATGGTTGGTTTGGTAATGATTCAGCAATGACTTATACCGCTTTTGATATCCATAAAACCTTGGTAGAAAAAGAAGGTTATGATCCTAAGACGGATGAATATTATGAGGAAGTTGACCGAAGAATAAGGGTTGAATTCCCCCATAAATTTGATAAGGTAGAAGGTCAAACTACAGAAAGAACAAAACCTGTTCAGAATGTAGCATCGGCTAAACGTTCAGCCCAAACAGGACGCAAAAAAACTGTGAGACTCTCGCCATCACAGGTAGCAATTGCTAAAAGAATTGGCGTGCCACTCGAAGAGTATGCGAAACAATTAAATATCACGGAAGGAGCATAAGCATATGGAAAATGAAAAGATAAAAACCTCTCGTGCGAGTTCAACTAGAGCTAAGACAGCTAAAAAAACTACATGGACTCCACCCTCATCTTTAGATGCACCACCTGCGCCAAACGGTTTTAGGCATAGATGGATAAGAGTTGAAGTTCTCGGATTTGATGACACGAAAAACGTTTCAGGAAAATTACGAGAAGGCTGGGAATTAGTCAGAGGTGACGAATATCCAGATCAAGATTATCCAGTTATGAAAGAAGGAAAATACGCAGGAGTCATTGGAGTAGGAGGCCTTGTGCTGGCAAGGATAGCCGAAGAAATCGCGCAAGCTCGGGAAGCTTATTTTGCGAAAGCAACTCAAGACCGAGACGATGCAATCAAGAACGATCTTCTTAAGGAACAGCACCCAAGTATGCCGATCAATAGTGAAAGGCAAACTCGTGTAACTTTTGGTGGTACAAAGAAAAGCTAAATTTTTTTAGTAATTCCTACCCATTAAATTAACTTAAAAAGGAAACAACTATGGCAAATGCAAGCACAACTGGTTATGGTTTCAGATCTGTAATGGCAATTGGAAGTACTCCAGCCACTCAAGGTCAAGCCGAGTACCAGTTATTTGATGCTGGCGGTGGAGCGTTCAACAAATTTTGGAAGAACGACCCCGTTTCATTAAACGATGGAACTTCGGTTGCAGCGGAAGCAGGCTTTTTACAAAGCGCAGCTTATGCAACAACTGATGACAGCAGAGCAGGTGGAAATTCTTACAATTCAGCAGGAACTTCACCTAAATTAGCGGGTATATTCAATGGAGCTTTTTATGTAGATGCGTCTACATCTAAGCCTACATGGGTAAACGCGCTTAACTCAGGAACCGATTTCGGTACTGATTACAACACAGGATCAAGCAACGGTATAGCTTTTGTAATTAATAATCCTAACCAGGAATATCAATGCAGAACAGGAGCAGTAGCAACTACAACTACACTTACTCAAGCTGATTTTGAAAATAGATACAACTGTAGTAACCAAGGTGGAACTGGTACAGGCGGTCAATCTGATGTTAGATTAGATGTAGATACAGCAGATGCTGCTGGAAATATGTTTAGTCTTGTTAGATTAGCTAATGAGCCTAATCAAACTGACATGACTGACGTCAATGGTGGCGTCGACGTGGTAGTTACGATTAACCCAGCTTCTAACTTGTACAAGTAATAGAATAAGGAGATAAAAAAACATGGCAATATCACGAGCACAGCTAGTCAAAGAACTAGAACCAGGTTTGAATGCTTTATTCGGACTTGAATACAGAAACTACGCAGATGAAGCAGCGGAAATTTTCGATACAGAATCATCAGACAGAGCTTTTGAAGAAGAAGTAATGTTATCTGGATTTGGAAATGCAGCTGTTAAACCTGAAGGTCAAGGAGTATCATTTGATGATGCACAAGAGACTTTCACTGCTAGATACACTAACGAAACGATTGCATTAGCATTCGCGATCACAGAAGAAGCTATCGAAGATAACTTGTATGACAGACTTGCGTCTAGATATACAAAAGCGTTAGCAAGATCTATGGCGAACACTAAGCAGATCAAAGGCGCAGCAGTATTGAACAATGGTTTCAATGCAACATATGCAGGCGGAGACGGAGTAGCATTATTTTCTACTGCGCACCCTACATTAGCTGGAACTTTTTCAAATACGTTAGCGACTGCAGCAGATCTTAACGAGACTTCATTAGAACAATCGTTAATTGACATTGCAGCGTTCACTGATGAAAGAGGACTTAAAATTGCAGCTAGAGGAATGAAATTAGTAGTTCCTTCTAACCTACAATTTACGTCAGATAGACTGTTAAATACTCAAGGTAGAGTAGGCACAGCTGATAATGACATCAACGCGGTCAAAAACATGGGAATGATTCCACAAGGTTATACTGTGAACCATTACCTAACTGACACTGACGCTTGGTTCATTAAAACAGATGTACCAAATGGTCTTAAACATTTCAGCAGATCACCTATCAAAACGACTATGGAAGGTGACTTTGATACTGGCAACGTTAGATACAAAGCTAGAGAGAGATACGTTTTCGGATTCTCTGATCCTAGAGGTGTATTTGGCTCACCAGGAGCGTAATAAATAAATAATTTAGGGGCCGAACACAATTCGGCCCCTTTTTTTTGAAAAGGTAAGAGAATGAGAAAATTCCTAGTAAAAATAAATGCGTATCAATACCATGCTAAATTTGAAGTTATGGCTGAAGATAACGTGGAGTCTATTGAAAATTCAATAGTTGACAAACTGGGAGAAAAAGGTGTAAAATGGGAATATCTTGGAGAAATGATGGATCCCAAGATTAAACGAATAACCTATGAGGAGGTTGTTGATGGTACAGGAGTTGTACAAACAAAAAAGGTCCTTGGAGTTGAAGTGGCAGTTGGAGTATGAGCAAGAAGGTAAATATACTCTAAACATGGTTAGGATTGATAATGCTATTAAAGACACTATCAACGAGATCAAACTCGAAGAGGCTAAAATAGCTGATAGACAAAACAACATTGAGATGTCTAAAGCCCAAGTTTCTGTAGCTACTTAATCAAAAGCTACATCGCTAAAATCGTACTTTTGTGTAAGGATCTCTTGCACTCTATTTAAATCTCATATATAACTTATTCACTATACAATTTTTAAATTGTTGAATGTAGACGCGTATAGTCGACGGCCTAGAGACTACGTTCACACTAACTAGGAA